TAGTGGAGCCTCAACAGGTATATCTTTACATGAGGGACGATGTATGGAATGCTCCATCACCATTCTGCTTTGTAAGGCCTGTGGAGTCTGAGGATCACATGTTTACTCAACTAGGATCCTTAGAGCAGCTTTGGGGAGAGTTGGTATTCAAGAACAATGACATAGACTACGTATCTTGCGGTGATGTTATATCATTCACTCCAGATAGCGAGTATGAGTTCAGGATAGGGGATGAGGTATTGTATAGAATGTATAACAGAAACATATGTCTAAAAAGGTAGAAATATTGGAGGCTGCAAAGCTGGCTATTGATGAATTGATAAAGGTTTTAAAGGAGCCGATAATAACACATGCTGAAGACGACATAACCGCAGACAAGATGAAGAATGCGGCATCTGCTAAAAAGTTGGCATTCGATGATGCACTATCCATGCTACATAAGATAGAGGAGGAGGAGAACGGTAAGGAAGAGGTTAAAGAGATAGATGCTGGAAAGCAGGGATTTGCTGAAGGCAGGGCTAGGAATGGAAAATAACTTATATAAAATATCAAACGATCATATAAGCAAGAACGCTTTAATTTCTAGGAATAGGGCGAAGAAGTGGAGTTATGGATATGACAAGGATTATGACCTTGTTGTTATATCTAAGGATGGTGTAATAGGGGACATATACGACATAAACGGCCTAAAGGTTGGGATACCTAAAGCTCCAGAAAAAATAGAGTCAGAAAGTGATAGATGGGTGGCAAAGGATTATCCTAAAGATCTTTCCAAGATAAGAACAATATTCGACTGGAACAGGAGGGATAACACGTTCAAATCTAAATATGTCGACTATATAGAGTCTGAGTTTGATAGAAGGGATTACGGCCATTGGTTTATAAACAATGGAACGCCTACATATATAACGGGGACGCACTACATGTACCTTCAATGGACAAAGATAGATATAGGTAAGCCTGATTTCAGGGAATCAAATAGAATATTTTATATTTTTTGGGAGGCCTGCAAGGCAGACAGTAGGTGTTTTGGCATGTGCTACCTAAAGAACAGACGTTCTGGATTTTCATTCATGTCGTCATCTGAGGCTACTAATACTGGAACGATAGTAAGGGATTCAAGGATAGGAATACTGTCAAAGACAGGCTCCGATGCCAAGAAGATGTTTACGGACAAGGTTGTACCTATCGTAAGAAACTACCCGTTCTTCTTTAAGCCTATACAGGACGGTATGGACAACCCAAAGACAGAGCTTGCGTTTAGAGTTCCTGCCAGTAAGATTACCAGGAGAAATATGGACGAGGAAAAGACCGACGATATAGACGGCCTGGACACGACTATAGACTGGAAGAACACATCTGACAACAGCTATGACGGTGAGAAGCTATTACTTCTTGTCCATGATGAGAGCGGTAAGTGGGAGAAGCCTGAGAATATATTAAACAACTGGCGTGTTACAAAGACATGCTTAAGGCTGGGTAGTAAGATTATAGGCAAGTGTATGATGGGATCCACATCAAACGCTCTATCTAAGGGTGGTGGTAACTTTAAGAAGCTGTATATGGACAGCGACCCATCTGTCAGGTCTGCAAATGGCCAGACAAAGAGCGGTCTATATTCCTTATTCATTCCTATGGAGTGGAACTATGAGGGCTACATAGATGAGTTTGGATGGCCAGTGTTTGAGGACCCTAAGTCTGAAGTTTTAGGTGTGGATGGGGAGTATATACATAACGGTGTCATAACCTACTGGAACAATGAGGTGGATGCCATGAAGTCTGATCCAGATGCATTAAACGAGTACTACAGGCAGTTCCCTAGGACTGAGTCTCACGCATTCAGGGACGAGTCAAGGCAGTCAATATTTAACCTGACAAAGATATACCAGCAGATAGACTACAATGACTCACTTATAAGAGACAGGGTTATAACTAGGGGTTACTTTCACTGGAAGGGTGGAGAGAAGGATACCGAGGTTATATGGACCCCCGACAAGAAGGGCAGATTTGTTATTTCTTGGGTTCCTGATCTTGAGCATAGAAATAATGTTATAGAGAGGGGAGGGGTTAAGTATCCTGGCAACGAACACATGGGTTCTTTCGGTTGTGACCCTTACGATATATCTGGAGTTGTTGGAGGTGGAGGTTCTAATGGAGCACTTCATGGACTGACTAAGTTCCATATGGAGGACGCTCCCTCTAATGAATTTTTCTTAGAGTATGTAGCCAGGCCAAAGACGGCAGAGATATTCTTTGAGGATGTTCTTATGGCGTGTATATTTTATGGCATGCCTATACTTGCTGAGAACAATAAGGCTAGACTGCTATACCATTTTAAGAATAGAGGCTACAGAGGATTCTCTATGAACAGGCCTGACAAGCATAAAAAGAGACTCTCTAAGACAGAGCTAGAGATAGGAGGCATTCCTAACTCAAGCGAGGACGTAAAGCAGGCTCACGCATCAGCTATAGAGTCATATATAGAGCAGTATGTAGGCTTTGATTCGGAGGGGACTTACAGGCAGACTGGAGAGATAGGCAGCATGTACTTCACAAGGACTCTTGAGGATTGGGCAAAGTTTGAGATAAACAATAGGACGAAATATGATGCCTCCATAAGCTCAGGACTGGCTATTATGGCAAACAAAAAGTATGTTTTTGACAATAAGAAAAAAGAATCAAAAATAAGTATTAAATTTGTAAGATATGACAATCGTGGAAACAGGAGCGAAATAATAGAATAATGGATAGATCTTCAGTAGCAATTTATCAATCACCCTTCCCAAACCAGATGGCCTCTGACGAAGAAAAGTCTTCAGAGAAGTATGGATTAAAGGTAGCCAAGTCTATCGAGGGAGAGTGGTTCAGACGTAAGGGTAACACATGCAGGTTTTACGACCAGTGGGGGGAGTATCACAGACTAAGGCTCTACGCAAGAGGAGAGCAGCCAACTCAGAAGTACAAGGACGAGCTGTCTATAAATGGAGACATGTCCATGATAAACCTGGACTGGAGTCCTATACCTATCATACCAAAGTTTGTTGATATAGTTGTTAATGGAATGAATGACAGGCTTTACAAGGTAAAGGCTGAAGCTCAAGACATAATGTCTGCAGAGAAAAGAAGTGCATTCCAGGACATGATCGAGAAGGAGATGGTGGCTAAACAGTTTATATCTCTGACAAAGGAGCAGTTTGGTATAGATGTCAGTAACATGGATCCTGACAAGCTTCCTACGGATGACGAAGAGCTTTCGCTATACATGCAGCTTAAATACAAGCCAGGTGTAGAGATAGCTGAAGAGGTGGCCATAGACACTATATTTAAGATGTCAGACTACCCAGAACTTAAAAAATTATATGACTACGACGTAACCACTATAGGTGTAGGCGTGATGAAGCATGAGTTTCTTGTAAATGACGGTGTTAATATAGAGTATGTAGATCCAGCTAACTGGATACATAGCTATACCGAGAAGGAGGACTTCTCTGACTGTCACTACTTCGGAGAGGTGAAGCAGGTTCACTATACAGAACTTTTAAAGATAAACCCAGACCTTACTGATGAGCAGCTGACAGAGATAAAGAACTCTAGTGCTGCATGGAACAACTACTTTCCAATAATTAGAAATTATCAGGATGACACGTTCCTTAACGAGGTCGTGACACTTCTATACTTTAACTACAAGACGACAAAGAGATTTGTTTGGAAGAAAAAGATACTAGAAAACGGTGGCGAAAGAGTCATACGTAAGGGAGATACATTCTATCCACCAACTGGAGAGGGTGTGCCTTTTGAGGTTATAGAGGCACCAAGAGAGGTGTGGTATGACGGTATACTTGTAGGAGGATCTAACATACTACTAAAGTGGGAGATGATGCGTAATATGGTTAGGCCAAAGTCTGCTTCACAGAAGGCTATGCCAAACTATGTGGCACACGCACCACGTATGTATAAGGGTAATATTGAATCATTGGTTAGACGTATGGTTCCTTTTGCGGATCAGATACAGCTGACACATTTAAAGCTTCAGCAGGTAATGTCAAGGGTGGTTCCTGACGGTGTATTTATAGATGCCGATGGTTTGAATGAAGTTGATCTTGGTAATGGTGCTGCATACAATCCTGAGGATGCACTTAAACTGTACTTCCAGACAGGTAGTGTTGTCGGTAGAAGTTACACACAGGATGGAGACTTTAACAATGCTAGGGTGCCTATACAGGAACTTAATTCTAACAGTGGACAGTCCAAGATGGCTGCACTCATTGGAAACTATAATCACTACATGAATATGATCAGGGATGTGACGGGTATAAATGAGGTAAGAGACGGATCTAGCCCTAACCCAGATGCATTGGTTGGCGTTCAAAAGATGGCAGCATTAAGCTCTAACACAGCTACAAGACATATACTTAACTCAGGACTTAACGTAACAAAACGTATGGCCGAGTGTGTCTCTTTGAGACTTGCAGATATATTGGAGTATGCAGACTTTAGGGAGGAGTTCGCTATGCAGATAGGTAAGTACAACGTCGCAATACTTGACGACATCAAGGAC